CCAAGGCCGCCGCCAGTCTGCTCGACACCATCGCCTACGAGTCGGCCATAAAGGCCACCCGAATCGGCAAGGACAAGACCGAGTTCGACACCTGGCAGGACGACTACGGCACCCTCGCCGCCAAGATGCGCAAGCTGATCCGGCGCTTCCACGACCTGCCCTGCCACCTGCTGATCGGCGCCCACCAGCGACGGGACATCGACGAGGAGACCTCCACCGTCTCCATCGGCCCCGCCCTGTCGCCCGCCGTCCAACAGGACCTGGTCGGCTACATGGACGTGGTCATCCACTGCCGCACCGAGGAGTTCAACGACGAGGACGAATTCTCCGGGCTCACCCGCCCCCGTGGCCGCTTCATGGCCAAGGACCGGTACCGGATGCTGCCGCCGTTCCTCATCGACCCCACCTTCGAACGGGTGGTCGACTATATCGACGACAAGATCGATCGGGACAAGGACCCGCTGCAGTTGCTGGCCCGCAAGCGTCGGGCTGACCGAGCCACCGCCGAGGTCGAGAAGTCCGCCGAAAAGGCCGCCGCCAAGGCCGCCGATAAGGCAGAGCCCAAGCCGGCTGAGAAGGCCAAAGCATGACCTGGTTTGGTTGGTGGCTGATCGGCCTGCTGGTGGTGCGAACTCTCCTGACGATCAATCTAATCGGCAAGCTGCGCACGATCGTTACACCCAACGAGGCCACGGCAGCGCTTCTCCTCAATGGGGCGTTGATCATCGGGATCCTACTGGTCGGGACAGGTCACATATGATCAGCATCGCCCGGTCAGCGTATGAGCCGCAGGAGCCAGTTACTATCGACCGGCTAGCCACCGGCGCTGTCTACGGCCTACTCGGTGGATTGCAGACATCTAGTCGGCTGTTCATGGCTGACCAGACCGCCAACGAGAAGTGGGTCCGAGCCATGGAGGTGGTGGTGGATTTGCAGACCCGGTTAGGTGAGGAACTGCCTGGGGCGGTCGAGGCCCTGCGGCTGATCCGAGCGGACCCATGGGCTGGGATTACCGCCGAATGGGGCGATACGATCGAAGAGCTACGGGTCCGGTTCGGATGATCTGGCGCATCGCTTACCCCATCGACGCCACCGAAGCCCCCCGCATCGTCAAAGCCGCTACGCCTTCGCCCGATCCGGACGCCAGAATCAAGTTCATCGAATGGCCACCCGACACATTGGTAGAAGGGGCGACCGTCCTGGTCACCTGGACAGTGGAGGGGCCGACCGAAGAGCCCATGCCTTCCATCTGGGCTGACGCCATCTGGGACGAGGCGACCCGGCGATTCGTCGAGACCGGCGAATAGCGAGGGCCCTTGACACCCAGGCAAGGTGCGTGATACGCTATCCCAGTGCAAGAGCAAGCTACGAAGACCGCACCCGCAGAGGACACCCAGGAACTGGACGAAGAGACCACGGACAACGGCGTCCGTGACCCCGACGTCCAGGACCTGCTCGACTCTACGGACGAACTGCTAGAAGACCTCGACGACATCATCAGCGAGGGACTCGTGCAGCAGGCCGAGTGGCGAGTCAGCCTCCACACTCCCGAAGCCGGACAGGCCATCATAATCCAGGCCAACGCCGAACTGGAGGAGATGTTGATGGAACTGGGGTTCATGGCACTCCCCTGCGTCTGCTGATCTGACGGTCCTAGCCTCCGGGCGCAAGGGCGGTAAGGTGCAAAAGGAGGACGCTACGGCAACTCCCGCCGCCGTTAGATCAACCAAGCCGCTATGGGTAGCGGAAGGGGAGGGGCCAGGACCGGGGACCATTAATCCCTGGTATCCTGGACCCCTCCTCACCACAGAGACAGACCAACCACAGAAAGCAGATACAGACATGCCGAAGCTCGCAGCAGACATGGCACGAGAAGCCGAACAGGCAGCCGAGGAAGACAGCTTCGCTCTCATCCCCGCCGGCCTGTACATCGGCAAGCTGGAGTCCGTCGAGGTCTCCGACGAGCCGGGGGCCAGTGGCTTCCACTACTGGACGTGGAACTTCCGCATCCAGGACGAGGGCTACACCCACAGCCGTCAGACCTTCATCACCTCGCTCTCCCCCAAGGCACGGTTCTCCGTCGGTGGGGCGTTCAAGGCGTTCGGAGTCCCGGCCGACACCCACACCGATGACCTCCTCGGACACCTGGCCACGCTCCAGGTCACCCAGGCGACCATCACCAAGGGCACCCGAGCCGGCCAGATCGGCAACTCGGTCCAGTTCATCGCCGAGTACGACGGTTCGCTGGACCCCGGGGGCGAGAGCCCCCTCGACAGCGACTTCTGAGGTCCGTGTAATAGGGATAGCCTCCTTCCCGTACAATAACGGATAAAGCGGGACGTGAAGGTCGGCCATGTGATGAGTCCCGGGGGAGGACGAGACAGCCGACCATCCCCCAACCCAGCCCCCTAATCTTGGGGGGTTGGGACGCCAGGTCAAGCACCACTGCTGACAGCCGTGGTACAGTACGACCCCCGGCTTGACCGGGGGTCGATCTGTCTCCTCTGATTGGGTCAGGAGGAGGCGCCTCACGGACTTACTGGAGCCAAGGGGTATTCCCCTCAGAGACAAAGGCATCCTACCATGCAGACAGAACCGGCGTCAAGGAGGGTCATCCCTCACTATCGGGGATTTGACCTCAAAGAGGAGTTGCGGGGCATGTGCGGCCGATGCGGGGTCGAAGGCCACGAGCCCGAAGAGTGCCCCTCCGTGCCGGTGTGGGTATTCAAGCGGGCTGGACAGCCCGGGATCTCGGTCGCCTACTACGTTGACGGGAACGACGACACGTGACCGTTGACAGCGAACACGCACCAGAAATCCCCGATTCCGCCCAAGAGATCTACGACTCCGCCCGAGAGATGATCGAAGCTCTCGACATCGCTATCATCCCCATCACCGCTGGAGGCAAGGCTCCCCTCCTCAAGGACTGGCCCAACAAAGCCACCCGCAGCCTCGACATCATCGCCGGCTGGCTGAACAAATACCCAGACTGCAACCTGGGCGCCGTCCCCGGCGAACGATACGTGGTAGTGGACATCGACCCCCGTAACGGGGGTCTTTTATCAGCAAGGCGCATACGCCGGGACCTACCCCGCACCCGCACCCACCAGACCGGCGGAGGCGTTGACGTCCTCGACACCCCAGGGTCACACCTGTGGTACCGCCTCCCCGACAGCGTCAAGCTCCCCAAGCAGGGCGGCAAGATAGCCGACGGGATCGACTTCAAGACCGGCAACGCCGCCCAGGTGCTCATCCCCGGCTCCAAGACCGACCGCCGCTACCGACTCTCTCGGCCCGAGCCTGCGCTGGAGATCCCGGCGGGGCTCTTGCAGCGAATCCTGGGCCAGACCGCCGGCCATCCCGCCCGCTCCGAAGGCGACCGCCCCCGAGACAGCTTCGGCGAGCCCATCGGCAAAGGAGCCCGAGACACCACCCTGGTCGAATACGCAGGCGAAAAAGCCGGGATGGTGTCCCGTGAACAGCTAAGCGAAGCCGAGGGACTGGAGCTTCTGCGGCTGCGCTGGGAACAGGCCGAGGCCGACCCCACCGACGAAATCGAATGGGATAAGGTCAAGGAGCGGTTCTATACCTTCCTCGAACGAGACCGACAACGGGACGCAGACCCGTCCGTCAAGGTTGAGGACCCCGTCCTGGCCGATGGCTTCCTCGGCAACGCCTACGGCAACATGCAGCGCTGGTTGGACATGGCGCAAGGACGGGTGCGCTGGGTAGACGCCTGGGCCAAATGGATCGTCTACCGTGACGGCCGCTGGGTCATCGACCCCAACGGCGTCCTGGTCCTGGAGATCGCCAAAGAGACCGTGCTGGAGATGCGCACCACCGCCGCCCCTCTGCCCAAGAAAGAACGGGAGGAACTGTGGGGCTGGGCCAACCGATCCAGCAGCATGAACGCCCTCAAATCGATGTGCGACATGGCCCGAGGCGAGACCAGCGTCTACATCAATCACGAGGCCCTAAACGGCCACCCCATGCTGTTCAACGTCCAGAACGGGACGATCGCCCTCGGCAACAGCGAACTGGTCCCGCACAAAGCCAGCGACCTAATCACCATGCAAGCGCCAGTGGTTTTCGAGAAGGACGCCGGCTGTCCCCTGTGGACAAGCTGCTTGCAACAGTGGATCCCGGACGCCGACGTCCAATGGTTCCTGCAGAAGACCCTCGGCAGCGGACTCAGCGGAATCCCCGTACAGCACCTGTTCATCAACCACGGCAGCGGCGGCAACGGCAAAGGCGTATTCTTCGGGATAATCCACCGGCTCCTCGGCAGTGACTACTACGTTGTCCCGCACGCCACCCTCCTCACCGTCCAAACCCACAAAGAACACGACACCGTCAAAGCCGACCTGTACGGCTCCCGCATCGCCGTCGCCAGCGAAACCGCCGAACACGACCGCCTCAACGAAGCATCCATCAAAGAACTCACCGGAGGCGACGTACTCAGCGGACGCCGCATGCGAGAAGACCCCTGGTCCTTCCTCCCCAGCCACAGCCTCTTCCTGCACACCAACTACCGCCCCCGCATCCGAGGCACCGACGAAGGAATCTGGCGCCGGATCTTCATCATCCCCTGGACTATCAAAATCCCAGACGACCAGCGAGACCCCCTCCTCATCGACAAGCTCATGAAAGAATCAAGCGGCATCCTCAACTGGCTCCTTGACGGTTGCATCGGCTGGCAAGAAGAAGGCTTCAACAACGCACCCGCCGGAGTGCGAGCCGCAACCGACGAATACAAAGCCGAAAGCGACATCATCGGCCGCTGGATGCGAGACTGCGAAATCACCTTCGTAGGACCGAACCGGGGTGGGGTAGGCACAGACATACTCCAGACGAGCTTCGAAATGTGGGCTCTCGGCGAGGGCCTTACTATGATCAATTGGAAGGTGGCTAAGGAACGCCTTCTCGCTATGGGCTGCGAGGAGACTCGGGGCCCTCGTCCGGGCCGTGTGCGGTCCGTAGTGGGGGTAGAGATGCCCCGTGCGGGTGGCCAGCAGCCTCTTCCTGGCTAAACGATGAGAATGGGTGTTCGTACAACCGGTCACTCCGGAGTGACGACTCTGTCACTGGTTGTTAGTGGTCCAGGGTGGTCCAGGGTCTTCCAAGCAGCGCCCAAAAAAAGGGGTTTTTCCAGAACAGCCCGGAAAACCCCGGACCACCCTGGGCCATAGGGAACAAGCGTTCTGGTGCATCGCTACCGCACCTGCTTGACACAGAGGCAAAGCGAGGTATATGATGGGCACCATGACTGATAGCGACTCCGAGCGGCGGTCGGTCGTCGATCCGACCGTACTTGAATGCAAACGTGCTCCTCGCACGCTTCACCGATACACCGATTCGGCTGGGCGAGTGATAACCGTCGAGTGTCCTTGGGGTGTGGCTACGGGCAACATACCGCCGCCCTACATTGAGTTCTCAACCGGCGTATTTGCCTACACACGCTCGGATCATGGCTAACCTGCCCCCCGACGACCTTCCCTGTGACCCGTTCTGCGGTGGCTGCGGTGCCGCTTGTGGGCGCCAATGTGACATCGGTTGCGGAGCAGCGATGACCGGCGAGGGAGAGGGTGCCGTACTACTACTCGCAGTCCACGTTCCCGGGGCGGCCGTCGATGTAGACGCCGAGACGATCGCCGTCGAGTTTGTCGCCATGCTCAACGAGGAGCGCTACGCCAACGGTGGGGGCGACGGACTGGTGGTGGTCAGCACATGGCCCCGCCCGCAGTGGCTCCGGCGGGCAGGGGTCGTCGATGCCTGACGACCGGAGGACTCCTATGGCTAACCTACCCCGCATCCACACCGGTAGCTGGCGTGTCGGCCGCAAGGTCGGCCGCACTATCTACAACGACGACATCCTCATCGGGGTGATGGACACCCCTGAGCTAGCCGAGATGGTGGTCAACGCACTCAACCTGTTCGCCGATATGCCGATGGTTCAGGCCCCTCCCGGACTCACCCCCAACCTCAACGGCGACGGCACCTGGTATGGGGCGCTGCGTGACGTGCCCAATGGCTGGCAGATCCGTGACGAGGGCGATGCCTGGTACGGCTACGACGAGTTCGTAGGGAGCGACCGACAGCACATGATCCATACGGCCGGGTCGATCATCGTCCAGGCCCGTCCCGCACCCCAACCCCCCACCGACGTCCATGGTTTCACCGATGCAGAGCACGACGCTCTGGTGGACCTGGTGCGCCGCAACCCGGACCGAGTGCGACGCCTGCTGGTGCTCGGCGACAACCAGGAAACCGGCGAACCCTGCCCCGAGCGTTGGCGTGGGTGGGCCACTGACACAAGTTCACCTTGTCAGAAGCCGCTCGGACACGACGGGGCTCACGGGCCGGCTTGGACTACCGCCGACCGGCCTGGGGGCGGCGAACCATGCCCGTGTCCCATCGCCCACTGCATGGGCGAGAACGACCCGCACCCTGACTGCCCGAAGTACCGGGCACGGCCCGGGGGCGATGACTGATGGGCACGCTCCCCGGCCGACCGCTTGACAGTGGGTTCACCTTCCGGCCCGCTGATGAATGTCCCGAGCTACTGCTGTCCAAGGAAGCACGCCAGCGGGTGCTCGACAAGATCGCCAGCGTCAAGGCCGCCCGGCTACGTGCCATGGAAGCGGCGAGCCAGAGTGTGATGGGGGGCGGCGACCGATGACCGTCAACGACGACCTCCTCGCTCGCTTGGACGCCGAGTCCGCCACAGGCTGCTCCGACCCGGCCACCTGCCAGGACCACTGGTGTCGGCTCGCCCAGGATGCGGCGGCTGCGTTGCGTACCACCGAAAACCGACTCGCCAAGTCGAACGCCAGACAGGAGTTCTACGGCAAGGACGCCGCCCACTGGCAGAACAAATGTGATCGTACCGAGGCTCAACGAGACGACCTGCACGCCGCCATCTTCGGATGTGATTGCCCTGCTCCTTATATCGAATGCCCTCACGACATGCCGTTCGTGGACCAAGTCGCCCATCTCGAAACCGACGTCCGTGAAGCACGTGGTCAACGAGATGCCGCCTATTCGTGTCTACGACGTCGAGACGATGATTGGCAGCCAAGCGATGACTTCGCCACCTGGTGGCGGATCGACACCACCGGGTTGGAGCACACCGAGCCGATGTCCACCCCCGAGGCCGAAGCGATGAAGTCAGCCTTGGGGGGCCGGTAGTTGCACCCCAGTCAAGCAGCCGGCTAGACTAGACCAATGACCCTCGACCTCCCGGATGTAAACAGCCTCACGGTCGGGTTCGACACCGAAGCATCCGGGCTGTTTGTTGATGAGGGCGCCCGGGTTGCCATCGTGTCGGTCGCCTGGTATGACGACGACAAGATTGTCTCCCACGCTTTTCCGTTCGACCAGGGGGCGCTCGACAAGCTCGACGCCGGGGCTGGAGCCAGCCTGTTCGACGACGCCCCTAACCTCGACGTCGAGGACTGGGACACCCTGTGCGCTTGGCTCAACCAACAGAACCTCATCTGTTTCAACGCCAAATACGACCTGCACATCATGCGGGCAGGCCATCGCATCTGGGGCCGAGGCATCGACCTGTCCAACCGGGTCCAGTGGGACGGGATGGTCATCAACCCACTAGTGTGGCCAGGTAACCCCGTCGGCTTGAAAGCCACTTTCGAGCGGCTGTTCGGCGAGAAGGAGCTTGAGACCCAGCAGGCCCTCGCCAAGTGGCTCAAAAAGAACAAAGTCCACGGTGTGCCCCGCTACGACCTCGCCCCCTGGGACCTGGTCGGACCCTACGCCACCGACGACGCTGAAAAGCATCTGCGGCTGTGGTCTGAGCAGTGGCGTTGGATCAATGAAGGTGAGGTCGCCGAACCGTACGAGGTTCTCGACCGGGAGATCGACCTGGCCTTGTGCCTGTACCGCATGGAATGCCGAGGTGTCGGGTTCGATGTCGAGGCCAGCAGAGCCGCAGCGTCCCGGATTACCGCTGGAATCGAGGCCCTCCGTCGCCACCTGGTTATCGAGTGGCGTAGGGCGGTCACGCCGGCTGCCGCACGCTGGTACTTCTACGACAAACTCGGCATCAAGCCCGAGGTGTTCTCCGACAACAACACCCCGTCGGTTGACAAGGAAGCGATGGCCGGGCTGGTCGCTCGTCAGATTCCGCTGGCCAAGGAATACCAGCAGTTCGCCCAATGGAAGCGGGCGGTGGACATGTATTACGAGGGATGGCCCAAGCTGGCCGGGTCCGACAACCGGCTCCGTCCGTCCTACCATCAGACCAAGGCCGAAGGTGTGCAGGGTCGGGGCCGGGGCACGATCTCTGGCCGCCTATCGGTCGAACGGATCCAGCTACAGGCGATTCCCCATGAGTACCGGCACGAACTGCCCGACGGCGTGCCCTCGGTGCGGTCCCTGTTTCGAGCCGAGCCAGGCAATCAACTGTGGGAGATCGACATCTCCCAGGCTGAGGTGCGAGTCGCCTGCCACGTCGCCAAATGCGAGTCGATGAGGCAGGTGCTGCTGGCCGGAGACGACGTCCACGGCGCCACCGCCATTCGGGTGTTCGGTGTTCCCAGCCACGACCAGCAGTGGTCGATGTACCGCACCCTGGCTAAGCGGCTGACGTTTGCCACCTTGTATGGGGCCGGCCCGGCCACATTCCGCCAGACATTGATCGAGCAGGTCGGGATCTATGAGTCGCTCGACCAGTGTCGGGAGTGGCTGAACGAGTACCGGGCCACGTTCCCCGAGTTCCAGCAGTATTACCGTGAACAAGAGGGCTACGCCCGCAAGCGTGGGTTCGTGCAGTTGGTGACCGGCCGACGCCGCTGGTTCTCCGAGCTTGAGCGCAACTTCCACCCCTACAAGGCGATGAACCAGTCCATTCAGGGCAATGTCGCCGAAGCCATGAAAATCATCAAGATCGAGGTGGAGTACCGGCATCCAGGCATCCTGCTCAACGAGATTCACGACTCGATGCAGCTTGAAATCTCCGAATCTGAGGCTGAGCGCACGGTCGCCGCCGTCTCCGATCTCATGGTCACCACCCTGCAAACCCACTTCGGTGGGTGGGACGATGAGCACCCGATCCCCTGGAAAGTAGACGCCAAGCTATGGAACGCCTGACAATCGACTGCCCGTTCTGCGACATCATGAACGGCAAAGCCAACGTTGTGTTCTGCGATCAGATATGGAATCATGGCCGGCTCGAACTGGCTATCATCGAGCCGCTGAACCAGGTGGTCCCTGGCCATCGGCTCGCCATCCCCGGAGCCCACGTGTCCAATGCCTTGGAAGATCCGCATCTGACGGGGCGGTTGATGACCTACGCCTGTTTGTTTGCCAAGCGGCGGCCCGGTGCGGTCAACATCATCACCTCGGTGGGGCCAGAGGCGACCCAGACAATCGATCATCTCCACCTCCACATCGTGCCTCGCCGCAAGGACGACGGATTGAAGCTCCCATGGATTGGTTGAAGATCGACTGGTCGGGGCCGTTGACCAGCGCCGAATACGAATGGGACCGGGACCGCCGGCAATTGCCCTTCGACGGTGTCACGCCGCCGGGCTACCATTGGTTGGCGTGGGAATCGACGTGGGAGTTGGTGCCTGATGAGCCTGGCCCCTGAGATCAAACAGGTCATCGCTGTCGATCCCGGCGAAAAACACGTCGGTATCGCCGTATTCAAACGTCAGGGCCGAGGCTGGGTAATCAACCGGCTGCTGGTGCTGGAGGCGCAGGAAGCGCTGTCGTGGCTGGAGATGCGGGTTCCGCACTGCGACGCCCTCATCATAGAGGAATACCGCATCTTCCCGGGAGCCCAGAACACGTGGTCCACCGGCCCTACCATCGAGATGATCGGGGTGTTGAAGCGGGTAGCCTACAAGGCCCACGTCCCCGTTCACATGGTGAAGTCGGCTACCAAGGCAGCGGCCCGGGGGCTGATGCGAGCCCGAGGCGTGATGTTGCAGAAGGCAGACGGGGTCGAGGCTGCTCTGCAGAACCACGGGGAGGACGCCCAAGGCCATGGTTGGCGATGGCTGTTCAAGCAGGGTGAAGGGCCGTTCCACACCGCAGCCGGTACTTGACACGGAGGCAAGCAGTGTGTTTTAATGGAGGTATGACCAGCCCGCACGAACTCGAAGAGCAGGAGTTCGGTCGAGGCTCCCGCCTGTGGGATGCTGACCCCGACGTCTGCTGCGCCGCCTTCCAGCTTGGCGCTTGCTCCCACACCGAAGCCGCCGCCTATCAATACGAAGACGACGATCCGGCCGACCATGTCGCCATCGCCGTCGCCGATCCCGGCGTCCCCGCCGAAGACGAGCCGTTCTGATGATCCTGCGCTCGCAAGCCGAAGCTGACGCCCTGGCCGAGCGCACCCCCGGGTTCACCTGGCCGCAGCACGACCACCCGAGCAAGCGGGACCATCAGAGGCAGAAGGCCCGCAAGCTCCATACTGTGCTAGTGCAGGCCGGGGTCGAGACCGTCGAGGACCTCGATCTGCTGCCTGATAGCGCATGGGCGCTGGCTGCAGCCGTCATCCACAAGGACCCGCCCTCTGAGTTGGTCCGCTACATGGTAAAGGAAGAGTATGGCTGATAAGCGTAAGATCGCCGCCAAGGCCAAGCGAGTCCGGGTGGCCAAGAACCGGGCTAAGGACCGTCGGATCATCGATGCGATGCAGCGGGTCATCCGTGGCAAGCAGGGACGGAACTGATGGCCTGGGGGCGCCCCAACCGCACGAGCAAGGCCCGAGGTCACCAACGCAAGGTCCGGGCCTTGAAGGAGCAGCGCGCCGTCCGGCTGTCGAGCCTCATGCGGGCACGTCGCAACGGCGGAAAGCGAGGCAAGTGATGCAACCCGAGGACCGAGTGATGTTGCCAGAGGAGCGATCTGCCTACCTACGTCGAGGCCTGGTCGGCGGGGAAGCCATGGCCCTTTACCAGACCAACGCCATCTTTCACCATCAGATCGAAGTGCTGATCGCCCTGCTGCCAGCCTGGGTCGATGGGCTGGCTGTATTGGCGATCAAGCAGCAGGGAGCGCTCGATCGGGCGGAGGTCCTGCTGCGGATGGGGCCGCAAGACCTCAAGGCCTATCGGGTGGATGGTCTGGCTGAGGAGGAGGCTCCCAGTGGGTGACCAGGTGTCGTTTCCGCCGCCCAACCTTCCGCCAACGCCCATCGCATCCGAGCGGCTGATGTGCGCTCTCTTCAACTCCCGCTTCGAGAAGCTGATGGAACGGATCTGTACCTGGGCCTGGGGCCGAGAAGAGCACGGCACCTTCGGCTGGATCGGCGACCAGGCTGACGACATTCGTTTCCGCTCGGTGCGTATCCGTGCCCGGTTGCGGCTGTTCCGCCGTACCCGACGCTGGGACGGCTGATGGCCAACGGCTATCGGATGCCGCCGCTGCAAAATCGCTACTCGGGCGTGACTGAGGCGCTTGCCGAATGCGACGTGTGCGACTTCCAGGCCACGAACCGTAAAAACGCCCTAGCTCTGGCATCGCAACATGCCCGCCGGACAGGCCATCAGGTGCACGCTACGCAGGTGCTTTCGATCGTTTACAATAAAACCGAGGGCACCCCCCATCGATATCGAGTGACGTAGCTTGCCAGAGGGGCAAGGCCCGTGCTACCGTGCCCCCTCTACTCAGACGCAGGAGGATATGCATTGGGACGGATTCATGTGGTGGTCGGTGGCCAGTTCGGCTCCGAAGGCAAGGGGCACGTCACGGCCTGGTTGGCCCGGATGCTGAACCCCGGAGCGGTGGTACGGGTCGCTGGACCCAACGCAGGCCACACCGCTTATGACGACGCAGGGCGGGCGTTCGCTCTACGGCAGATCCCGGCCGCAGCCGTCGCCTGCGATGCCAGCCTGGTCATCGCCGCTGGCTCCGAAATCGACCCGCTCGTCCTGGCCAGCGAGATCGACATGCTGGAGGAGGCGGGTATTCCCATTCGGCCACGGCTCGTCATCGACGGCATGGCTACCGTCATCCAGCCCCACCACCAGCAGGCCGAAGAGGAACTGTCCGGCCGGATCGGCTCTACCGGCAAGGGCATCGGGGCCGCCCGCTCCGACCGCATCATGCGACGGGCGCTCACCTGGGACACCTGGCGCCAGGAGGAGGGCGAGGATTGGGCGAAGGAGTTCGGCCCGGTCCGCACCGACTGGTTCCTGGAGAACCGGCTCCGTAGCAGCGACGTCATCATCGAGGGCACCCAGGGCTACGGGCTCGGACTCCACGCCGGCTACTACCCGTATTGCACCAGCAGCGACTGTCGTGCGATCGACTTCCTCGCCATGGCTGGGCTGACTCCCAACAGCAACATGACGGTCTGGCCTGTTTACCGCACCTTCCCGATCCGGGTGGCTGGCTCGTCCGGCCCACTGCGGCAAGAGCGCACTTGGGAGGACCTGGCCGAAGCGACCGGCGGCTACATCCGCCCCGAGCGGACCACAGTCACCCAGAAGACCCGCCGGGTCGGGATGTGGGACCCCGCTCTGGCCGAGATCTCGCTACGGGCCAACGGCGGCCCCGCAATGTGCCGCCCGGTCCTGCTGTTCCTGGACTACTGGTACCCCGACCTGGCAGGCAAGGCCAAGCTTGAGGACCTGACCGCCCAGGCGATTCAGTCGATCGAAAAGGTCGAGTTCGATCTCGATTGCCGGGTATCGGCGGTCGGCACGGGGCCGGACACCATCATCCCTCTGGCTTGACACCGGGGCAAGGACTGTAGTAGAATAAGGGAGCATACATGGACGACTACGAGGAGACCGACGACATGCGTAGTGTGAGAACAGCCCCAGAGGCTGATATCCCCGACGCCCCCGCCATCAGCGAGACCCCACCTATCCCCGACTGGACCGACGTCCCCAACTTCGCCGACACCAACGGCGACGGCGAGCGCCTCTCGGAGACCGATCTCAAGGTGCACGACCTGGAGCAGTGGCTGCGGGGCACCTTCGAGCGGGAACTGCCCGGCACCCTGGCCAAGGCCCGCCAGTACGGGTCGGCCGACCTGGAGGTCATGGCCGGTGCGATGCTGCAGGTGATGCCCATGCTGCGGACCCACGAACAGGGGCTCCAGGCGGCCATCGCCTTCTACAACCTCGGCAAGGTCGCCCGGGTGTTCGGCGCTCTCTGCCAGGGCGAAGACCCCCACCCGGACTGCAACTACGACTCCCACATCTACGCCCTCATGGGGCTCAAGGTGGGGGAAACGGGGCGGTGGCTCTGATGGCTACCCAACTCGTCATCACGATCAACGAGAAGCCGCACATCTGGTCCAAGCTGATGGAGCGATACCTGCCGGTCCGGGACAGCAAGACCGCCTACAGCGTGCGCTTCCCCAAGCGGGTGCTCACCTGGGCCGCACGGCACGGCACCCCCGAGGACCACTACTCCTGCGTCTATGCGCTCGCCTGGTCCAAGGACTCGGAGTTGACGGGCGTGGTGGAGTCGGCGGTCCGGACCAACCACACCTATCTCCGGTTCGTGGGCGACCTGTACTGGACCAAGTTCACCAACCCGGCCGAGATCAAGCAGATCATCCGACAGTTCGACGAGCGAGGCGCAGCCGTCGCCTTCGGCGATACCTTCACCATCTCCCTGACGCCCGTGCAGGACAGCCAGAAGCAGGGGTATCGGCGGGGGATGAGCGGCACCAACTCGACCCGCCGCCCGGCGAGCAACCGGAGCAACCGCTGATGGCTGTGATCGTGACGATGCCCACTCTGTCTGTTGGGTGGGACGCTAAGGCCAAGGCGGAGTCGTGCCGGATCTTGGAATCCGTGCCCCAGGATGACTTGCTGTTCCTCGCATGGAACGATGCTGTCAGCGATACATGGCCCGCTCGTGCTTACCAGAAGGGACACCCCTACCGGGAGGCCGTCCGTCGATACCTGGGAATTCCGGATCGTCTGACTGGCTACGACCTCACTTTGTTCGCACACCAGTATGCGCCTCGGGCTCGGGAACGGATGGGGATCTGATGGCTGTTGACCCCGAGGTCCAGAAGCTCGCTCGCCACCTGAGCGAGTGCAGCGCCCGAGATTACGACGACGTCCTCCAGGACCTCCTCGCTCTGATCGACGCCTATCGGGTACCCGAGCCGGACACACCCGAGTGGCAATCGCTGCTGCGACGCAACCTACGCCGATTCCTGGCCGCCCACTTCATTGAGAAGGGACGCCCCACCTACGTGGCGGCGATGAACGACCTCGACAACGGGGTGCCGTATGTCGTCATCATCGGCGCCATCGAGGCCACCCGTCAGACGCCGCCTGTCCGCTATTCCGTCGCCAAAGCCAACCTGGCGAAAGTGACATACATGCAACTCCAGGCGATGGAGCAGAAGGGGCTGTTGTGAGAAACGTGTACACAAACGACCCGCTCGACCAGCGGATGCGCAACAAGATCGAGGCCTACCGTCGCATGACCCCTGGAGATCTGGCCCAATATCTGGTCTGGGTGCTCGTTTTTACGCTGGTTGCAGCGTACGTCATCGTCACCGACGGTCCTGCACCTACGTGGCTCGTCATCGGCTGTGGGCTGGCGTGGGGCTTTTTCATGCGTCGAGCCGTCTGGTACATCGAGGTCAACTGGATCAAGCGATGGGGTTGACACACCATCAGGTTTCGATCGGGGCTTGGCTCATCGGCTCCGAGGTCGATTCGCCCTCCAGCGACTGGTTCGTCCTGCACGACGCCTCTCTGACTGACGCCATGCGCAACGCCACCAAGGCCGTGCTATCTTCCGATCGGGCACAGATCGTCCACAACCACAGCGACACCGGGCGGTGCACGGCTCAGACCGAGTGCATAGTCCTGGTGCCCGGCCCCGATCCCGAGGAGGATACGAGAATCCTATGACTCTCAGCGACATTGCCTGGCGAATCGGCGGACCCATCGTTCTGATCGCCTCGACTATCGCCCTCGGGCTCATCATGGGGACACCGCTCCGATGATGTGGCCGTCCAGGATACTTACCAAATGGACCGGAGACGGGCGGGCGCCCTCCCGGGCCTACCCTGGCGATGCCGGTTTCGATCTCGCTTCCACCGGTCCTGCCATGGTCCCTGCCGCCGGATGCGTCGATGTCCCCCTTGGGATTGCCTTTCAGTGGCCCCCGGGCGTGTGGGGGTTCATGGTCGGACGGTCCTCGACCTTCCGCAACCTGGGGCTGATGGTCAACCCCGCCATCATCGACGGCGGATTTAGGGGCACCTTGTTCGCCATCTGCCGCAACCTGACCGATCTGGACGTCCGGATCGAGCCCGGCCAACGGATCGCCCAGATCATCCCGCTCCCTCTCCTGGCCAATTCGATGGAGCTTTGGCAGGTCGATGCCCTCGACCCGACCGCACGGGGGCAAAACGGATTCGGCTCCTCCGGGGCATGAGTAGGGAGATACACTGTGGGCTTGAACCCATCCGTCCATCACGCTGACCTCCAGAACTGGGAATACTCGTTGAGTCCGGTCAAGACTAGCGAGGAAGATGAAATCGTCATGGAACAGTTCCGTATCCAGGTCATAGACCTGGGCAGTGAGGTATTTCGTCAGGTGGCGAACTCGACCGAGCGGGACAATGCCCTGTTCCACCTCCAGTCCGCCCTGTTCTGGATCAACGCCGGGGTGGCGCATCAGAATCCTGGGGATTGACGCACGGTCAAACCCCGTGGTAGGATCCCCCTAGCCACTGACTCCGGCCCCACCCCAGTCGTGGCCCCTCGGCAGAGCGACCCCCGTTTTCCCCTCCAGCGGGACGGGGGTCGCCGCCTATCCCGGCTCTTGTCGGCGGTATTGGTCCGGTGGTAGGCTACCGGCCATGGCAGACACCAAGTCCACGGCCAAGTCGCAGACCGTCGCCAAGTCGGAACCGACGACCGCCGGCTGGGACGTCATCACGCAGGCCACCGACCCCAACACCGAGGGCCTGGTCGTGTCCACCCGTCACTTCTCGGTCGAGGGCCCCAACAACGAGGCCGCCGCTCGCAAGCAGATCGAAGAGGGCCTGGGCGACCACGAGTCGCTAGTCACCCTCTCCAAGACCACGCACGGCTGATGGCTGACCGCCCCGCTGTTCCGAAATGTGGGGCGAAGCGAGCCAGCGAGCCCGGGGAGACCTGCAAGCTCCCCGCCGGCTACGGCACCGGTCACCCCGGGGTCGGACCCTGCAAGTGGCACTTCGGGTCCACCCCGACGCTGGAAGGCAAGCATGCCCGTGAACGCATCCGGGACGCCGCCCTCCGACACGCCATCAACTACCAGCTAGACCTCGACCACCTCACTCCCATCCAGTGCCTCAAAGAGGAACTGGTCCGCACCTACATGATGGTGGCGTGGTTGGAGGAACAGACCGACACCGAGATGGCCATGTGGCCCGATTGGCAGATGGTCCTCCTCAACGAGCGGAAGCACCTGGTCGGGCTGGCCGCTATCATGATCAAGGCCGGGGTGGAGGAGCGACAGGTCCGCATCCTGGAATCGCAGGCCGAGATCATGGCCGACGCCGTCCGCACCATCCTCGATCGGCTGGTCTTGTCTCCCGAGCAACTGCGCCGAGCGCCCGTGATCGTGCGGGAGGTGTTTGGCGCCCTGCCGTCGGCTAGGGTAAACTAGCCACGTGGATCTGTGGGAGCACGTCGGCGACCTCGTGTACCCGGCCGGAGAGGGTTACCTCGAAGACCCGGTGCGTTGGGCCGCTGAACGAGCCCAGATGCCATTGTGGTCCAAGCAAGAAGAGATCGTCCAGTCGGTCCGGGACTACCGCCACACTGCAGTCCACACCTGCCACAATATCGGCAAGTCATTCGCTGCGGCGTTGACCTGCGGATACTGGATCGACGCCCATCCGCCAGGGTCGGCCTTCGTGGTCACGACCGCCCCCACGGGGCCGCAGGTTAAGGCCATTCTTTGGCGGGAAATCAACCGGGCTCACAAGAAGGCGGGCTTGCCTGGCCGCACCAACCTCACCGAATGGTATCTGAACGGTGAGCTGGTGGCGTTCGGTCGCAAGCCCAGCGAGTACGAGCCAACCGCCTTTCAGGGCATTCACGCCGAGTTCGTGTTGGTTATCCTGGACGAGGCGTGCGGGGTGCCGGAGACGCTGTGGGACGCAGCCTCAACCTTGACCTCCAACGCCACTTCCCGCACCCTGGCCATCGGCAACCCCGACGACCCGCACTCTCACTTCGCCAAGATATGCAAGCCCGGCTCCGGTTGGAACGTCATCCAGGTGGGGGCCGAGGATACGCCGAACTGGCCAGGTGAGGAGGTGCCGTCGATCGTCCGTAGGTCGTTGATTTCAGTCGATTGGGCGGAGCAGAAGGCCAAGGACTGGGGCGTCGCCTCTCCGCTCTACGTCAGCAAGGTGAAGGGCCAGTTCCCGATCGACTCTGAGTTCGGCGTCATCCAGTACTCGTGGCTCACGCAGTGCCGACTGCAAGGGCCAGACCGCACGGGCGAGGAGCGGGTGGCCGGGCTCGACGTCGGGGCTGGTGGCGACCGTACGGTCCTGTTCCCACGGCACGGTAACGTGATGCTGGAGCCGTTTGTCCTCCGCAAGGAGGATGCGATGGAGACGGTCGATGACCTGGTCGTCCAGATCAACGATCTCAAGCTCAATCGTGTTGTGGTCGATGTTATTGGGGTCGGGTGGGGCGTCTACTCCAGGCTCAAGCAGCTATCCGCTGCCGACAATCCGGGCGGAGAGAAGAGGCATCAGGCTCGGATCGAGCGCTTCAATGCCAGCGAGAAGGCGCCCAAGTCGAGGGACGGCCAGGACTTCTTTAACAAGAGGGCTTGGCTGTGGTGGCTGGGCCGGGAACTGGTTCGCACTCGCCTTATCAACCTCGAAGTGATTGACGACGACACGGCAGCTGAGTTGGTCGAGCCCAAATGGGAGACCCGCAAGGGCAAGGTCCTGGTCGAGGCCAA